CCCGGTGATCCGTAGATCGCACGAGGATCGCTCCAGCCGAAGCTGTAGCGTTCACGAGCCTTATAACGAACATTGCCTGTCTCGAAGTCGCCTTCCATGGAAGTCTTGACCTTAGCACGTTCAAACAGCTTCATGCCGTTTGGCGCGTCGGTCTTAACGAACCATGCGTCGGAGTCAGTCAGGTAATGGTTAACAGTGTAGCCCTGAGGCAACATACCTGAACTGCGCAATGCATTCAGATCGTTGTCAGCAGTACCGACACGGCCTTCAGACTTCAGCAGACGTTCTGCAACGAACTGAAGCTCTGCAGGAATGATCAGCTTCTGACCCTGAACAGCGATCTTCAGACCACGCTCATCGACATATGCTGCGATGTCGATCATTGCGTTCTCAAGAGCAGTCTCATTCAGATCAGTTGCGGTAGAAGGCTCATTAGCCAAAGTACCACCACTGGTCAGAGTATGCGCTGTTGAACAAAGCTCGAGGCCGTCACCGCCGAGGTAAGAGGAGTTGAATGCGCGGTTAAGCACGTTCGCACCCTTAACTTCTTTGGTATGACGCATGGAACGAGCCAGCGCCTTGGTGTAACGAGCGGACAGACGATCATACAGATTGTCTTCGATAGCTTCCTCAGTGATAGAGAACGCAAGAGCGATCGTCTCATGAGAATAGCGAGCAGTCCAAGCCTCGGATGCGGAGTCATATGTTACGCCGCCGCCTTCAGCCTTAGTTGCTGCCTCACCGAAGCCAGAGAGCATAACCTCTTCTTCGAAAGCACGATCAGATGACTCAGTGTCAAAGATCGCCTTACATTCCTCTGGATACTTATCGTACTCAAGACCAAACAAGGCGTTGAGTCCGGGCTCCAGCTCTTTAACGAGTTGTGCGCGATTAATTGCCATTGCTCAATCTCCTTTAGATAGCAGCGCCGGCAGCAGGAGCCAGTGCGTGTGTATGAATAACAACTTCCAGCTCTGCGAATTCGCCCCAAGCGTTACTTGGAGTTTCAACCAAAGATAGAACCCTGAAGAAGTCATCCGCAGATGCGTCCTCATCTAACTGCTGTGCAGAACGACCGGTGCTGGTTGAACCAGAATCGGTATTGTCCAGATCGATCAAAGCACCTACTAGAGTAGAAGCAGGAGTGCCGCTACACTGAGCCTTGAAAACGATATTTGGATCGTCATACACATACGCTACTGCGTCAGCGTTACCAAGTGTCGCTTGCGCTGCAGGCCAGTACTTACTGAAGACAATTTCGCCAGCTTCGTTAGTGTACTTACATCCTGCAAATACGCCTAGCATTGCTGCTGAATCATCATCGCCCACATCAATATAACCAGTTGCCAGCAGCTCAACCGTGTCGCCACTGAAGATGGCGGTCGCGGAATCTGTTGCGATTGGGTACTCACTCATACGGATAGTTCCGCCTGTGAGATGGCGAACTGGAGTAAACCCATTTGGATTGTCACTATTTGCCATTGCAAATTCTCCTATTCAAATTAAAAATTACGAGTCTTTCTTAGACCCGCCAAAAGTTACTCGGGACTGTCGATCTGGATTAGAGATCGGCATTGACGGATGCGCTTCACGCATCATGTCGTTGTCCACCGCTTGCATTTGACTATCGGTTTGCCCTTCGAAATATGCATTTCGTTCTTCAACCGTTTCTATAGGAATCCTTGCTAACAATAGCCCTCCGACACCTATGACTCCAGCGTGGTGGCCTTCATCAATCGATGGGACTTCGAAATCAGGGTACTCTTCCGCACGAACAAGCTCGAATCCTTCACGGAGACGACTCGCTACATTCTTCCGATCTTCCTGACCTACGACTTCCGCACGAATCCAACGGTGTCTAAAACCTTCCGGTGGCTCTGGAGCATCCAGAAGCGAAGGTGGTCGCCAAGGTTTCCTGCGTTCCTCATTGGAACGGGTGTTTTGTGCGCGTGGAGCCCTCTTATTAGTAGATGTACTCATATTAATTCTCCTTCACGTATTTTGCATACTCTTCGATAGACACCCCAAGTCGCCTAGCAATTTCTGTTTGGCTCTTTGTAAGGTGAACAACTTTGCGCCCCGATTTTGGTTTGCGTGATGCGGAAGCGACCGTCTGGGCGGGTCGAGTGCTTCCCACGTTTGATTCTGTTTTCTGCTCAGTAAACTTCTGAGGGAAGTCACGACGCATACGATTATCGACCTCCTCATAATACTCATCAGAACTAGGGTCGTACCCTTCGTTCTCTACAAGTTCTCTATGCGTGATAAATGCCGCATTCGTCATGCGCTCATCTGTACCGAACCATTCGTTCTTTTCTGCCCATGTCTGTGCTTTAGTGTCAGGCTGGGGCGGAGGAACATTATACTGGTATTGCTGATCTTGAGGCTGTTGAGGAACCTGTTGCTGTTGAGGTTGGACCTGTTCCTGAACCTGCGGAGCTTCTTCTTCCTTACGAGCTTTATTGATCCGGAGCCGCTCTTCTTCAATAGTTAGTCGCGACAACTCACGTTGTGCTTCAACCATTGCATCTGAATCTCCTCGGTCGTACGCATCCTTAAATGCCGCTTTAGCAGCACCGAGTTGTGTATCGACACGATTGGTATACTCGGTAGTATACCCTTGATCTAGCCCTTCAACCTTACTCTTCAGTCCAGAGTTTTCATTCTGAACCTGTTGAGCAAACTGGATGGCCTCTTCTCTAGTACGTTCTGCTTCACGCATTCGCTCGGTGAGCTTGTTGATACGTTTCTGAACTTTCTTGCTATAACTCTCAAGCTCTTCTTCATCTGATTGAGCTTTCTCTTCTACGACTTCGGTTTCTTCAACCACAGCGGCAGTGTTAGACGCGTCAAATCCTGCGTCATCCTTTTCCTCTGCGACCTCTACTTCTACAGTTTCGGCCTCTTGTTCGTCGTAAGTATCTTCTTTCAATTGTGCATTCGGCATGGTTAATCTCCCATGTTATTGTGGATAATAGACATAAAATTAGATGTGTGCAAGCTAAACATGCAAAATATCGTCAGGTTTGTCGATAACAGCTAGAATCTCGTCATCGTTCAAAAGACGGAGTTCTCCGCCTTCGATTTTGAATCGAGCACCTGCATATCTTCCGTAGATAATCCAATCGCCTTTCTTACACCAAGCGCCATTGGGGAACTTGTCTTTATCGGCGTACGCATCTCCGCCAACTTCCAAGACATATCCCACAACAGTAGCGCGGGTTTGGGTATCTGTAACCGAATCCGGCATGTGGATACCACCCTTGCTCACCTTGGGTCCCGCATAAGGGAGGATTAAAACTCTCCACCCTTGGGGTCTAGGTAGTCTATCAATCTGTTCATCACTCAGTTTACTTGGGTCAAGAACAACTTCTTCTGGTTTCACATAAGCGTCACTGAGGGAGGCAACCTTCGCTTTTTCGGCGTTCTCCTCTCTGACGTGCTTTGGAACGTATAGTCCGCTACTCATCAATCATCTCCATATTTTTAAGCAAAGCCATTATTTCTTTCTCAACGAAGGAGAGGCCTTGAATCTCCCCCATGAGTAGGCGGTACTGCTCCATATCTTTCACAGCACCTGACATCAGCAGAGTCTGGACATCTTCCAGCTTCTGTCGAATTTTTTTGCGGATATAATCCGTTATGGCAATAGGGTCCATAAATATACCGTCAATGCGAACATAGTGTTCGGGTCAATAATTGCGCATTTTCCAAGGAATAATGCGGGTTTCACTTCTGTTTAATTCCGGAAAGTCCTAAGTAGAACGTGCCGATCATGATCATTAATTCCTTGAGGTACTGAGGCGTTACCATCGCCTGCTGAATCACCTCATACACCACCTCAGTCTTGGTGGTATCAATCAACCCAAATAAGAATGAGCCCCCCGTAGTACGCTCTACAGGGACAGCAGTACCCATTGTGATCCCCAGCATCTCCGCAATCAGTGGGGCAAACATCATTAACACCACTGCTGAAGTAATCATCAGCACGAAAATTCTGCGGGTTAGTGAGG